CCGGCAGCGCGAGCCTTGTGTATGTGCCCAAGCCACCGGGTCTTGTCCAGCGCGTAGCCGTTGCGCTTATACCGGGCCTTCCAGCCGATCCCCAGGATCTTGATCCAATTACGGAGGCAGGAGGTGGACCAGCCCAGCCACTTGGCAGCCTGGGGGATCGTGCGCTTGCCGTCGTTAGCCCGGTGGATCAGAGGGCGCATGGCCTTAAGGCGCTCCATCCGGTAATGGGCCATGTGGACTCCCTTGAACACGATCTTCATGGATTGAGCAGCCGAATGAACAGCGGGGTGCGCGGACCGACGTAGGCGCCGGTCACGTTGAAGCTCATGTGTTCGATCGCGTCCTCCTCCGGCATGTCCTTGCGCAGGAGCTCGACGCACTTGTCCCAATCATAGACGACTACCGGCTCACAGGCCTCAGTTATTCCTATGATCGCGGCGTCGAAGCCGTCCGCGACGAGCATATCGCCGTCGCCCAGGTTGTCCGCGAAGTCATCGACCAGCTTGCGCATGACCTTGCCATGCGCGACGTCCGGATCGACGGGTTTCTTTACTTTTTTTGAAGCCATGATGGTTTGGGGGTTATGGTTGGAGAAGGGGTCGCCTGGACGGACCAGCATGTTTTCTGGTAGTCGCAGAACTTGCACCGGAAGTCAGCCTGGTCGCTGGTGCAGCGCGGCAGCTCGTCCGCGCTCGCGGTCTGCACGATCCGGACAGCCTTGTCGCTCAGCTCCTGGGCAGCGCGCGGATCAAAGGGCAGCAGCTCGACGTAGACGGCGCCGGTGTTCCGGTTCTTAGTGGTAAACAGGGCGCCGTTAGGCAGCTCCATGTAGGCCATGTAAGTCTGGGTCTGCGCGTAGTAGACCGGCTTGGATTTCTTGACGCCGTTGCGCATAGTGTCGGTCCAGCTCTTGTCGTTGAGCTCTTTGTTCTCCCAGAGAACCGGGTAGACCAGGCCGGGGATCTCCGGGCCGGACATGATCACGCCGTCGATATGGCCCTTTAGCTTCCCGTCGCCGGCGGTGAAACCGAATTGGCTGCCGTCCTCCTTATGGGTGATCAGCTCAAAGCCGGCCAGGCGTAGGTATTCCGCGGTCCGGTCCTCGCCGTCGTGCCCCATGTCGAAGATCCGAAGGACCTCCGGCTTGAAGCCGCGGCCCTCGTCGATCGGAGCGTTGTGGAAGATGTAGCCCAGCTTGCGCTCACATGGGTCACCCCACATGGACGCGCCCAGGTATGGGCGCCGGGTCTGCTGGGATCGCTTGGTCAGCATAGCCTGGTCAAGCGCGGCTATGACAGCCTGGGATACGGGGTCGGGTGCTTCTTGTGAGAACATGTTAGCGAAGGAGTAGGCGCTTCATGTCGCGCTCGTTAAATTTCCAGGTGATGAGGCAGGAGGCCAGATACTTGGTCATGCCGAACTGCATGCCGGTCAGATCCAGGAGCTGCAGCTGCTTGTCGGTAGCCGGCTCAGACAGCCAGCGCTTGGTCTTGCGCGACGCGTCCTTGTCGCCGGCCTGGCGCAGGAAGTCGTCCGCGGAGGCCAGGGCGGTGACCTTGTCCTCGGTCGCGTAGATCAGCCGGGTGGCTGCGCCGTCCGCGCGGCCGCAGACATACCACTTGTCGGCCATATTGACCAGGCAAGCCCAGGCGGTGAGCCCGTTGGCCATGACGACGGCGCCGTCGAACAGGTCCTGCCACCGGTAGGGGGACATGTCCATGAGGTGGACCTCGGTCATGTTGAAGTGAGACAAGGGCATGCGCGTCTTGTCGTCGATCTCGACGTCCGGTTCGTCCTCGTCGTCCTCGACGTCGGATAAGATCGGGAATTCGTAACCGCATACCGGACACTCCAGGGCGCCGGCCGGCAGCTTGGTCTGGCACTCCGGGCACTTCTTGTTGCCTGGCTCCGGGGTAAGGCAGACGTCCGTGTCTATGGATCCGTGCGCCAGGATGGAGTAGCCGAAGTCCAGGACGATGCAGTCGGATTTGATAACGCCAGGGTATCGGTCCGGGTCTACCTTGCGCAGCCCCCGGCCTATCATCTGGATCATCGTGCTCTTGTAGCTGCACGGCCGGAGCAGGACTACGCAGCTGACGTCCTGGCAATCCCAGCCTTCCGTAAGGACGGCCACGTTGACGAGCACCTGGAGCTCACCCTTGTCGAAGGCGCGCAGGACCCGGCGCCGGTCGCCGTCGGCCATCTCGCCATGGATTATGTCGGCCTTGTGGCCGGCGAGCTTGAAGTATTCGGAGACGTGCTCCGCGTGGGCGACTGTGCTGCAGAACATGACGGTCTTGCGGTTGCCGGCCTTGGCTGTCCATTCGTCCAGGACCCGGTTGGTAACGACCTGTTTGTCCATGATCGCGGCGACCTCGTTCATGTCGAAGTCGTTAGTGGTCACCTTGACCTTAGCCAGGTCGTCGCGAATGTCGCAGTCGATGACGAAGAACCGCGGCTTAACAAGGAAGCCGGTGCTGATCAGCTCAGAGAGGGAGATTATGTCCGCGACGTTGTTGAATGTTTCGGACAGGCCCCGGCGATCCCCGCGCTGCGGGGTCGCGGTGACGCCGAACACCTTAAGCCGGGGGTTGATGTTCCGGGCAGCCTGGATCACGGACTTGTAGCTGTTGGCGGCGACATGATGCGCCTCATCTATGACCAGGAGATCAAGGAACGGGACGGTAGCCAGGTTGTCCGGCCGGCTGAGGGTCTGGACCATGCCGAAGGTGACGCCATCGGACCAGCGCTTGCGGTCCGCGGTGTATAGATCCGTCGAGATCCCAGGCGCGACAGCCTTGAAGGTGTTGCGGTTCTGCGCGACTAGCTCGTCGCGGTGCTGCAGCACCAGGGTGCGGCCGCCGACCTCACGGGTGACGGCGCTTAGCATGACGGTCTTGCCGGCCCCGGTGGGCGCCACGCCTAGCGTGTTGCCGTCGTTGTCCAGGGCTTTGAGGCAGCGGGCGACGAAGTCGCGCTGGCGGGGGCGTAATTGCATGTCGGTAAGACGTTTGGGGGGCGGCGGTGAGAGGTATGCCAACCAAGGATACATCACCGCTACGAGGGCTACTGCCGGAATGGAACCGACGCCACGTTGAGCAGCTACCCTCTCGCCCCTTCTTCAAAGATCAACCGACCGGCGAAGCTTTGACCCTCTTTCGGAGTCAGTCAAGATCGCCGGCCGGCGTTAGATCAGAACGGGTTGTTCGTATCGGTGTTAGCCTTCTTCAGCCAGGGCGGCGTCGAGCTGGCGCTCGGCTTAGCAGCCTGGGCGGGTGCCTGGATCGGAGCCGGCGCCTGGACGGGGGCGGTGAAGGCGCTCTTGCGGGCGTCCTGCACGGTGGCACCGCCGGTCAGCTTGTTCCAATTAAGGGACGCGCCGGAGGCCGGGTTAGGAGACAGGAATTCCGCGACCTCGTTCTTGTCGTCGTAGCCGTCGCCACCCTTGGCGATCTTGACCTTGATGCCGGCGGTGAGGCCCTCGATATGCTGGAGGATCTCGACGAACGTGGCGCCGTTGAACTTCTGGTAGCTGCGCGGGTCGTTGGTGAACACGCCGGCGGCCTCGAAGATCCGGGTCAACGCGACGAGGCCCATCTTGGCGCCGTCGGGCTTACCCTCGGCGCGCTTGACGTCGTCCATGTTGGCCGGGTCCTGGGGGTTCATGATCACGGTCCAGACCTTACGGCGCTGGTATTCACCCTCGGTGATCGTGAGCTCCAGGTTGGCGTATTCGCCGCCCGTGCGCTTGGACTTCTTGACGCCGGTCACCTTGATCACGGCGAAGGCGAGCGTCCCGTGGGGGATCAGCTGGTTGGAGGAGGAGCCGGAGGCTCCGGTGGTTTGGTCGAACATGTTGGTATTTTGGTTTGGTTTTTAGGACTGCTTAGTGGGCAGAGTGGTGGTGATGGTCGTGTCCAGGCGCTTGCCTTCCCGGATCTTGTGGATGAGGGCGCCCAGGTCCGGGGCCTCCAGGAGCTCAAGGCGGCCGGAGCGATCCTTAGCCGGGTAGCCCCAGGGGTTCTGCTGCTGGCAGACGAACGCGCGATACATGCTGCCGTCCTCGGCCTTCATGTTCTGGATCGTGACCACCTGGTCGAAGATACCCGGCAGCTCTCGGCCGGTCTTGCTGCCCTCGATCTGCGGGCTCCAGGTGATGCGGTTGAGATCGTCCTTCTCCTGGTCGAGGATGCCAACGACGACGATGGACATGGAGGCATGCTGCAGATGGGTCAGCCAGCGGATCATCTCCCGGCCAAGGGTGCCATAGGCCGCGCGGTTGTCCGGCTTGCCGGTCTTTTCGGATACGGACTCCGGCTGGGTCTGCGACCACTTGAAACACTCGCGCGACGCGACGGTGATAGAGTCAACGAACACGGTCTGATACTTGGACAAGTTGATGTGCGGGCCGAACAGGGCGCACACTTGGTCGTAGGCTGCCTTGCTATAGGCGCCGTCGCGATCAGACGGATCGTGGCCGCCGATGTAGAGGGCGAGCGCGCGGGCGATCTCCCAAGGGTGGGCGCCCAGGGCCTGGGCGGTAGCGCGGACGTCGAGGACGTCACCGGCCCAATCTTGGATGGCCAGGGTGCCGGCCTCCAGGTCCACGAACAGCGTGGTCTTGGGATCCAAGGTGCGAGCCTGGGTGGTCTT